GCATCTGTTGCTGTTGCACGACCCTCACCTTACGCCCTCGCACTGCAACAGTTGCAGTTGTTGCATGTTGCGCTGTTGCAGTTCGTGAAAGATGTAACTTGCGCGTTGCATGGATTGTGTGTAACGGGGAGCTTGTCAGCAATTGTTTTGAGGAGAGAGCGATGTTTGAAGCTGTCGTGCATTTCGCAACGTGGGCTATGCTTGGTCTGGCGGGCTGGGCGGTGTATGATACCTGTCGTAATTACTTTCGGAGGTGATCGCATGGAACCGATGCGAGGTGTCAGGCTGCTCATGTGGCTGTTTATGTTCGTGGCCGCATTTGGCTTCGTAATGTTGAGCTGGCCGAACGCAGCGCAGTAACGCCGCCGTTATTGCGGTTTTGCTTCACAAGTGTTATCTGTGTGTCTTCTGAGCCTTGAGACACATGCGAGAGCCATCGATGCGTAACGCCAAAGACCCCAACAGCCCAACGCAAGTGCTGCCGCCCGACCCCGTCGTGGCGAAAGAGATATGCGATCGCGTTGCTGCGGGTGAGACGCTTCTCAAGATTATCGACGTGAAGCCGCGCCCGGCGCACTACCCTTGCCGCCAAACATTTTATGAGTGGCTCCGTAACGATCCACAAATCGCCATGATGTACGAAAAAGCGCGCATTGCTGGGTACGATGTGATGGCTGAGAAGTGCTTGGAGCTTGCGCACGAGGAGATCGATAAGCCTGTCGATGGCAAGCGTGATCCTGCGCACATCGCGCACCAGAAGCTCAAGATCGACACGTATGCGCGCCTGCTGGGCAAGTGGGCTCCGAAGAAGTACGGCGATCGCGTGGCGCTGGCCGGCAGTGCAGACGAGCCGGTGAACGTCAACGTGACGAGCAACCTGCCGCCGATCACCGAGTTGCTCGATGCGATCTACAGCCAGAAGGCAAAACCCGAAGGCGGCAAGTGAGCGTCATTGCTTTCCCGACCACGCCTGTGAAGCGACCGGCGACGCTGCCCGAAGCGGCCGCGCTCTTGCAGCAGTACCCTCCAGAGGTGCAGGCCTACGCCGCATGGCGCATGCGCTGGCGCAACACTGCGCGCGACACGCAGATACCACCGAACGACAGTTGGACAGAGTGCGGCTACCTTGCCGGCCGTGGCTTCGGCAAGACGCGCGTTGGCGCGGAGTGGCTGGCCGATTGTGTCATGACCGACCCGCTCGCCCTGCCATGCGCCGTGATCGCACCAACGTACGGCGACGTGAAGTTCACCTGCTTCGAAGGCCCCGCCGGCCTGATCTCGATCCTGCCGCCTGAGTTCATCGTGCGATACAACAGCACGGATCTCATCATCGAGGTAAAGACAATCCACGGATCGACCGCCACGATACGCGGCTTCACGGCCGAGAAGCCTGAGCGTCTGCGCGGCCCGCAGCACTGTCGCATCTGGTGCGATGAGTTGGCTGCTTGGCAGTACGGGCAAGAGACTTGGGACATGGCCATGATGGGCCTGCGCTTGGGGCCACACCCGCAGATCCTGTGGACGACGACGCCTAAGCCGACCGAGCTGGTGCGCAAGCTCACGAGCGAGAAGACTGATCGCGTGATCGTGAAGGGCTCGACCTTCGACAACCGGGCGAACCTGCCTGACGCATTCTTCGCACAGCTTGAGCAGTACGATGGCACAACGCTCGGCCGCCAAGAGCTTTATGGCGAGCTGATCGACCCCGAAGAGCAGGGCGTGATTAAGCGTAGCTGGATCAAGCTGTGGCCGGCAAAGACCAAGCTGCCTGTCTTCGACTGGATCGTGATGTCGCTCGATACCGCCTACACGGAGAAGACGACCGACCGCAAGTCGCATGACCCCGACCCCACGGCCTGCGCCGTCTGGGGCGTGTTCCGTCACAATGACCGCACCAACGTCCTGCTGCTTGATTGCTGGCAGGACCACCTCGGACTGCCTGACCTGATTAAGCGCGTGAAGAAGGAGATGGAGCAGCGGTACGGCGACGACGAGGAGCGCCCGCTGATCCGTCCGCTGATCGGGCCGGGCAAGATGCACACGTCTGGCCGTGGCGTGGACATGGTGCTGATCGAGGATAAGGGATCAGGCATAAGTTTACGACAGATGCTCGATCGCGAGGGCATCACGTCCTACGCATACAACCCCGGCCGCGCTGACAAGCTGACGCGCTTGCACATGGTGAGCCACATATTCCATCGCGGTCAGGTGTGGCTGCCCGAGAGCGCCAAGTTCGCAGGCCAGCCGCGCACATGGGCCGAGCCTCTGGTCTATCAGCTCTGCGCCTTCGCCGGCAGCGGGTCGATCAAGCACGACGACTTCGTGGACGCGACGACGCAGGCGCTACGACTGCTCATGGACAAGAACATGCTTTCCAATGTAAAGATATCCGCGCAGCCGCAAGACGTGGCTGATCCGCGACCCAAGCCCAACCCATACGCGGTGTAAGGATCGACCATGGAAGACGAATACGAAGACGAAGCAATCCTCAAAGGCGAGGTCGTGGCCGTTGACAGGGAAGAGGATGACGTCGAGGACACCGAGGATGGTGGCGCGATCGTCAAGCTTGATGAGGAGGAGACGGCGGCAGGCAGGGGCGAGTTCTACGCCAACCTCGCCGAGAGCTTGCCCGACACGGATCTGCGCCGCATCGGCCGCGACTTCGTTGAGCTGATCGCACGCGACAAAGAGGCGCGTAAAAAACGCGACGAGCAATATGAGGAAGGCCTACGCCGCACCGGCTTGGGCGATGACGCGCCCGGCGGCGCTGACTTCCAAGGCGCGAGCAAGGTGGTGCATCCGATGCTGACGCAGGTCAGCGTGGACTTCGCCGCACGCGCCATCAAGGAGTTATTCCCAGCGCAAGGGCCGGTGAAGGATCTCGTGATCGGCAACAGCTCCGCCGAGAAGATCGCCAAGGCCAAGCGCAAGACCGACTTCATGAACTGGCAGTTGACCGTGCAGTCGCCTGAGTTCCGCGCCGAGCTGGAGCAGCTCCTGACGCAAGTGCCGCTGGGCGGCGCGCAGTACATGAAGCTGGCATGGCGCGAGGATCGCAATCGCCCTGAGTTCCTGTTCGTGGCGATCGACGACGTGTACCTGCCCTTCGCAGCCACCAACTTCTATTCCGCACAGCGCAAGACGCATGTGCAGTACCTGACGCAGCTTGAATACAAGCAGCGCGTGCGCAGCGGCATGTACCGCGACGTGGACTTGATCCCCGCCAGCATGGAGCCCGACCGCTCGTCAGCTGATCAGGCCAACGACAAGATCGAAGGGCGCTCAGACACGAGCTACAACGAGGACGGCCTGCGCACGGTGTTCGAGATTTACGCCGTGGCCGATATCGAGGGTGAAGATTTCGCCCCGTACATCATCAGCATCGACAAGATCACGGGCAAAGTGCTGTCCATCTATCGCAACTGGGACGAGCAAGACGCCGCCAAGGAAGAACTGCAATGGATGGTCGAGTTCCCATTCGTGCCGTGGCGCGGCGCGTATCCAATCGGCATAACCCACATGATCGGCGGCCTGAGTGCAGCAGCGACGGGCGCACTGCGCGCCCTGCTCGACAGCGCACACATCCAGAACGCACCGACGATGCTCAAGCTCAAGGGCGGCAGCAAGGGCGGTCAGACGCTCGGCATCCAACCGACGCAGGTGATGGAGATTGAGGGCGGTCTTAACATCGACGATATCCGCAAGACGATCATGCCCGTGCCGTTCAACCCGCCAAGCTCGACACTGTTCCAGTTGCTCGGTTTCTTGGTGGACGCCGGCAACAGCGTGGTGCGCACAACGCTCGACGACATCGCAGACGGCAACCCCAACGCTCCTGTCGGCACAACGCTGGCCAAGATGGAGCAGGGCATGGTGGTCTTCAGCGCCATCCACGCCCGCCTGCACGACGCAATGGCACGCACGTTGCGCATCCTGCATCGCCTCAACGCCATGTACCTCAATGACGAGGACGTGGAGGCCGAGATCGGCGAGGAGCTGGCAACGCGCGCGGACTTCGAAGGGCCGATGGACGTCGTGCCTGTGTCCGACCCGAACATCTTCAGCGAGGCGCAACGCTTTGCGCAGGTGCAGGCCGTGGCACAGCGCGCCGCGCAACTGCCGCAGCTTTACAATCAGCGCAAGGTCGAGGAGCGCATCCTCGACACGCTGAAGATACCGAACGCCAAGGAGCTTCTGGCTCCGTCGATGGATCCCGAAGAGAAGAACGCCGTGGACGAAAACGTGCTGGCCAGTGTCGGCAAGGCGATCGGCGCATTCCCAGAGCAGGATCACATCGCGCACCTTGAGGCGCACATCACATACCTGATGAACCCAGCACTCGGAGCAAGCCCGCTTATTGCGCCGCAGTTCGTGCCAGCCATTCTCCAGCACATTAAGGAGCATGTGACGCTCTGGTATGCGTCCCAAGTGTACGACATGGGTACGGAGGCCACTGGCGAGGATCTCGATGATCTGGTGAAGAGCAGCAAGACGGACAACGAGAAGCGCACGCTCGACAGGCTGTTGGCGCTTGCAAGCAGCGAAGTGTCACAGAAGGCCGCGCAGGTGTTTGCTTCCCTGCCGCCCGTCATTCAGCAGGCGCAGCAGCTTGTACCACCCGCGCCGCAAGATCCGGCAACGGCGGCAGCAACGGCACAGTCGCAGGCACAGATGGCCGAGACGCAGCGCAAGGCCGCCCTCGACCAACAGCGCGCGCAGATCGACATGCAGCGCCTGCAACTGACGGCCGCAAACCAGCAGCAAGACACGCAAATGCGTCAGATGCAGCTACAGCAGGACGCGCAAATGCGTCAGGCTCAGATGCAGGGCGACGCGCAGCTCAAGCAGGCGCAACTGCAATTGCAGATACAGCAGATGCAGGCCGAGTACGATCGCGAGCAGGCACGCATCGAGGGCGAGAACGCACGCAAGTACGCCGAGATCGCAGCGCGCGAGAAGATGAACACACAAGACAATATGACCGCCATGCAGCTCGCAGAGTTGGAGTTGCAGACGGGCGAAAAGTTCGCCGTGTCCACGGGCACGGGGATAAACCCACAGCCATAAGGAGATCAACATGGCGAAGAAACCAACGGCGAAAGCCGACACTAAAGGCACGGTTAGCGGCGACGCGATCCCGATGCACAAGAAACTTGCTATGGGTCAGAACCCCGACACGGGCGCTGGCTCTGGTAAAAAGATCCCTGCCTAATGCTGGTCGATGTGTTGCTGCGTAAGTTCGAGGAAGAGCAAGCCCGCCTTGCTAAAGAGACTTTGCAGCAACCTCAACAGCCACACGAGTTCAATTACGGACGCGCTGTGGGCATGTATGCGGGCTTGGAACACGCAAAGACGTTGTTGCTTGAACTGATCGACGAGAAGAACAAGCGCGACATATTGCTATAACTTGCGGAGCGGAGCGAAGATGCAAGAGATTACAAACAAGATCGACTTCAGTTACGACAGCCTTGATGAGGCTTTCCCGCCGTGTGACGCAGGCGTGAAGCCCTTTGGTTCGCGGGTGCTGGTGCAAGTGCGCACACCCAAGCAGAAGACCAAGGGCGGCATTATCTTGACGACTGATGCACGCGAGACTGAGCATTATAATACGCAGGTGGCCAAGGTCATTGCCGTGGGCACTCTGGCGTTCAAGAACAGAAACACTATGGAACCGTGGCCGGAAGGCTCGTGGTGTGAGGTGGGCGAGTTTGTTCGCGTGCCGCGCTACGGCGGCGACAGGTGGTCTGTAAAAACCGCAGATGGTGATGAGGCCATCGTGGTTATTTTCAACGATCTCGATCTGGTGGGTAAGGTGACTGGCGATCCGCTGGCCATCAAGGCCTTCCTCTGATCGATAAGGCTGCATTAGGAGAGCCGATCATGGCAGACAACCAACTAAACGAAAAAGATGAGGATGAGTTGATCCCCGTCGAGACGCCGCCAGAAACTGAGGCCGAGCAGGCCGAAGACCACGACGATGATGACGATAGCGATGACGAGGACACGCGCCTTGCCGACGACGACGATGATGGCGACGATGAGGACGACGGTCGGCCTTCCAAGACACTGAAGAACCGTGAGCGCCGTAGCAAGCGCCGCGATATTCGGCGTGTTGCGAAGGAGCGTGCAGACGCAGAGCTTCGCTTACTGCGCGAGCAGAACGACCAGCTCATGCGCCGCATGCAGGCTCTGGAGGGCAATAGCATTGCCCAGAACGAGAATGCCATTGAGCAGCGTCTCCACGAGGCGGTGCAAGAGGCATACACGGCAGAGCAGATCATCGCCAAGGCTGTTGAGGCCGGCAATGGTGACGATGTGGCAACCGCCATGCGCTTGCGTGACGAGGCCAAGCAGCGCGCCGCGCAATTGCAAGGCGTCAAGCATCAGCTTCAATACGCCAAGCAACAAGCAGCTCAACCTCAAGTCGATCAGCGCGTCACCAATTATGCCCAAGAGTGGCTGCAAGCCAATCCGTGGTATGATCCGAGTGGCCGCGATGAGGACAGCGCAATCACCAAGGCGATCGATAACTCGCTCGCCGCCGAGGGCTGGGATCCACGATCCGAAGTCTATTGGCACGAACTCACGCGCCGAGTTGCAGCGCGTGTGTCTGACGACGACGCACCTTCGCGTCGTGATGCAGCACCTAAGCGTAAGGCTCCACCAATCGGTGGAGGGCGTGAACATGCACCCGCATCAACACGCAAAGAAGTATACGTGACACCTGAGCGAAAACAGGCTATGATAGATGCTGGTGTGTGGGATGACCCCGTCGCCCGCAACCGCTACCTGAAGGCGTATCAGGACTATGACAAGCAATCGGCTCGCTAAAAGAAAGGGTAAGCCATGCAAGACAATGATGAACGCCTGAAGACGGAAATGAGTGTTGGACGCCGCAGCCGTAAGGCCGACGATCGCGAGATGGTCGAAAGCCGGACAGTAAGCGAAGACGACCGACTGGAGATGTTCCGAAACCAACTGTTTAACGACGCACTGCCTGACCTGCCGGATATGCCCGGCTGGCACGTTTGCTGGTTAACAACGACTAATCCGAGGGATCCGATCCATCGGCGTATGCAGCTCGGTTACGAGCCTATCCGCCCTGAAGAAGTCCCCGGCATGGAGTACGCGACCTTGAAGACCGGAGAATACTCCGGAATGATTGGCGTCAACGAGATGCTTGCATTTAAGCTTCCACAGACACTGTACCAACGGTTTATGAAGGAAGCCCATTACGATGCCCCGTTGCGCGAAGAGAATAAGCTCGCAGAAACTGCCGAGATTATGCGTGAGCAAGCGGCCCGCATGGGTGCCACTCTCTTTGAGGGTGATGGCATGTCAGAGATGCGTCACGAAGCCCCCCGCTTAACCGACTTCGATTAAGCTGGGTAACGCAACTCTTTGATGAGGTAACGCTATGTCAACGACTTCCAAGCCGTTCGGCGTAATCCCTGCGTATCATCCGAGTGGTGTGGTTCGCCCCACTGCTTTCACGATCCGCAATGGCTACGGCTCGAACATTCTGCAAAACCAAGTTGTGCGCATTGTTCCGTCTTCGACGGGCGAAGGCACGCTTGCCGCCGCTGCACTCAATGAAAACTTCATTGGCGTGTTTCAAGGTGTTGAGTTTACCGATAGCGACGGTCGTCGTCGCGTGAGCAACAAATGGACTGCCAACCAGTATGGCACGGAAGTTGTAGCTTATGCCACGCTCGATCCAGTGATTGTTTACAACGTGCAGGCCAATGGCTCGCTCGATGTGGACAGCATCGGCAAGCAATTCGACCTCGTTTCGGTTTCTGCCGGTGACACGACCACAGGTCTGTCGCAAGCCGTTCTCGACACGGGTTCGTCCGCCTCCAACGCTGCTTTCCGCGTCATCGGCATCACGCCGGGGCCGGACAACGCTTGGGGTGACAACTTCACCATCGTTCAGGTTCAGATCAGCGAACATCAAATGGTCGCTGATAAGGCCGCATTCTAAAAGGGAGGGCTTGAACAATGGCTACGCCGATGCGTTCAACCGACTTTCGTTCAATCGTCGAACCGATCCTGAACGAAGAGTTTAATGGTATCTACGAACAACGTGCCGACGAATGGGCACAGGTCTTCAAAGAGTTTAAGGGTATTCCCCGCAACTACCATGAAGAGCCTGTCCTGTACGGTTTCGGTGCAGCTCCTGAGCTGCCCGATGGCATGCCCGTCACCTATCAATCGGGTGGCGTCCTCTTCATCCAGCGTTATGTGTACAAAGTGTATGGCCTTGCCTTCGCTTTGACCAAAGTGCTGGTGGAAGATGGCGATCACATCCGTATCGGTCAGACCTATGCGCGTCACCTCGCACAGTCGCTGATCGAAACCAAGGAAACCCTTGGTGCAAACATTCTGAACCGTTCGTTCACTGCGGCTTACCCCGGCGGCGACGGTAAAGAACTGGTTGCCACGGATCACCCGATTGTCAGCGGCACATTCAGCAACAAGCTTTCGACCGCAGCGAACCTTTCGCAAACGTCGCTTGAGCAGTTGCTGATCCAAATCCGCAACGCAGTGGACAACAACGGCAAGCGTATTCGCTTAACACCGAAGAAGCTTGTGGTTGGCCCGTCCAACGTGTTCCAAGCGGAAGTGCTGCTGAAGAGCGTACTACGTGCAGGTACTGCTAACAACGATATTAACCCTGTAAAATCAATGGGTTTGCTCGATGGTGGTCAGGCCAACCTGTCGCGTATTACATCAACGACTGCATGGTGGGTCGAAACCGACGCCCCAGAAGGTCTGAAGCTCGCAATGCGTCGTGGTCTTGAAAAGAGCATGGAAGGCGATTTCGAAACCGACTCCATGCGCTACAAGGCTACAGAGCGTTACGCTTTTGGCTGGACGGATCCGCGCGGCGTGTACGGCACGCCGGGCATCTAATGCGAACCGGGCGGGGGGCTTCGGCTCCCCGTCTAATTAGGAGATCGACCGATGGGTAACAATGTAGTCACCCGCTTTCAGTATGGCGTGACAAACGTCGGTCAGGACACCCTGTTCGCAGACATGGTGCAACCCGACCCGACGCTTTTTCACCAATACTTCAACGACTTCGACACCTATGTCGCTGGCGATTGGACAGTCACAGAAACCGACGCTGGGGCCACACAAGCCCTGACGGCCGGCGACGGTGGCCTGCTTCTTATCACCAACACGGCTGCGGATAACGATCTCGTTGCTCTGCAAAAGAACCCTGCGGCTTGGAGCTTTACGGCTGGCAAGAAGAGTTTCTTCAGCGCCCGCTTTAAAGTCTCCGATGCCACGCAATCGGATCTCGTCATTGGCCTTCAGGTTGTTGACGCAACGCCCCTCGATGTGACGGACGGTGTGTACTTCCTTAAAGCTGACGGCGCAGCCACGGTTAACGTGATCTGCCGCAAGAACGCCACGACTGGCTCAACATCTGCTTCCGCCATCGCCACCTTAGCCGATGATACTTTCATTACGCTGGGCTGGTATTACGACGGTGACAGCAAGATTGCTTATGCAGTCAACGGTTCGGTGCTTGGCTCGCTGGACGCTTCGTCGTCCTACTTGCCCGACACCAACGTCACGGTGAGCTTTGCCCTTCAAAACGGCGAAGCGGTAGCTAAGACAATGACCGTGGACTACATTTACGTTGCCAAAGAGCGGTGATATAAGGATGGGGTCGCTCTAACGGGCGGCCCCTGACTTTTTAGAGGATTTTGGCCGATGCGCCCTATTCAGATAACCCTTTCGTTTGCAGCCGCAGACCCGAATAGCGTGGTTACGGCCGAGACGCCGGTAGATGGCGTGGATCTCACGATAGCAGGTGCGTTTGCCTCTGGCGGCGTTGCCACTTTCCCTGAGCCCACCACGGTGGACTTTACCAGTGCCGATGACATCAGCGACGTGACCTTTACGATTACGGGCACGAACAGCCAAGGCACAACGATTTTCGAGGATGTGACAGGCGTCAACAATGACACCGTGTCCACCATCCAGCTTTTTAAGACGGTGACTTCAATCGCCGTTGCCACGGTGACGACATACACGACCGAGACGGTCGAGGTCGGCAACCCTGACACGCCCAGCTTCGGCACAGGGCCTTGGTGGCCGTTGGACATCTACACGCCTAATCAGGTGACGACCATCTCGGCTAACGAGCTGGACGGCGCTGTGACGTACAGCGTGGAGTATACCAACGAAGATCCATTCGACACGTCGATCACGCAGCTTGCAGTTGCGCACCCAGCCGCTGGCGGCGCGTTCACTAATGCTACAACCGATCAGACACACTTCACGACCACGCTCATGCGTGCCGTGCGTGTGAACCTGACGGCTGGTTACGGCGATCTGCGCGTAACCGTTGTCCAACAATCTACAGCCTAATAGGGGTTTAACATATGCCTCGTGAATACGGATTAGACCCCTACGGCATCATTGCCAGCGGTAGCAGCATGTACGGCGGCACAACTGGCGGCTTTGGCGGCATGGGCTTCTCACCCACGTTTAAAGGCGGTATGCCCGGCGTTAAGTTCCGCACGGCCTTTGCCGAAGGCGGCTACGCTGATGGCGGCATGGCGTCTTCCCTTCCGTTTATGGGCAGCACACCCCCGCCGCCTCAACGGGGCAACCCTTATGGCGGCATGGATAAGGATCAGCGCAAGTCTCTTAACGATATGCGCGCAGAGTACGGCTTGGGTGGCAAGAAGAACGCTCTCATGCCTCCTATGCCGGTGCAGCCGGGCTTTCCGTCCGCGCCGCAGGTGTTTAACGACTTGCCGTTTGTTGTGCCGGGCTGGGCAAACGATCCCAACGCCGTCAATTCTGGCGGTGCGCCGTCCTTAATAGATTACTTTACTGGCATGAGAGATTACCTTACTGGTTTGTCTTCTACACCGACAAGCCCTGCGTCTCCGTCAGTGCCGCAAACGGGTATGGTATCTCCGTACCAAGCCCCGCGCGACGGATGGGTTGGCTATGGTAACGCCGTCAATTCTGGCGGTGCGCGGTCCTTAAACGAGTACTTTGTTGATCCGACAAGCCCTGCGTCTCCGTCAGTGCCGCAAATGCAAACAGACGGCACGCGGCCGTATGGCATGGGCGGCGCTTCGCCGTACACCATCAACCAGCCCGCAGGGCAAATGGGAGGGATGCCGCAATCTCCGATGCCGCAGTATCCTCAACCTACGCAACCGCAGCCGATGCAGCCTGCTATGACGCCGCAAGCGCAACGGCCGGGTCAGATGATGCGCGACCAGCGTCAGGATCAGCAGCAAATGCAGCAGCCGATGCAAGGCGGTCAGATGATGAACAGGCCGTTTGCTGTTCGCGGCCGATAAGGGGCGAAGATGTTTGATCTGGCTTTTGATCGTAACGCTGAAAAAGCCAAGCGTGACATAGACGCAGCAGTGCGTATGTTCATGCCGCAGGCAGCGCCTCCTCCGCCCATGCCGCCGCAGGGCGGTATGCCTCCAATGGGCCAACCGCCTATGGGCATGCCTCCAATGCCGCCACAAGGGCCGCAGATGCCGCCTCAAGGCATGATGCCGCCTATGGGCCCACCTCAGATGCCTGCGCCTCCTATGGGCGGTTTACAGGCCGCTCAGGGGCCAATGCCCGCACCGCGTGCATTTGCTAAGGGCGGTGGTGTGTGGACGCGCAAGGAGGGGCAGAACCCCGAAGGCGGCCTGAATGCAAAGGGCCGTGCAAGCTTGCGCGCACAAGGCCACGACATCAAGCCGCCGGTAAGCGCCAAGCAGGCTAAGAAGTCTCCCAAGTCGGCAGCACGTCGCAAAAGCTTCTGCGCACGCACGAGCGGTATGCCGGGGCCGATGAAGGACGAAAAAGGTCGCCCGACACGCAAAGCGTTGTCACTTCGTAAGTGGGACTGCTGATGGACGATGCGGCGTATCAAGCGTGGCTTAAAAGCAACAGCCTTACAGAGACGCCCGATTACGATTATCGCGGCGCTTTTGAGGCTGGGCTTAAACCTGATCCTGAGACGCACCATTTAGACGACACGTTCAAAAAGCCTAATCACATCACCTACTCCGGCGACAGCCGCTATGCGCGAGAAAAGGGCGCGCCGGCTGCCGGTAAGTGGGTTGCAGGTGAAGACGGCAAATGGACGTTTTACGCCGCGCCGACCAACGTGGCGAATGCGGGCGGTGTCGACGCCTTGCGCGATTATTTCAAGCGCAACGAAAAAGACGCAATCCTCGTGCTGCCTGAAGCCAAGGCTGAGGGAGGCTTTGCGGTGAAGCCAATTTGGGATAAAAAACGTCCCAAGGATCTCGGTAAACCCAAAGGGCTTTCCGATAAGAAAAAAGCCTTTGCAGTGCGCCGCGCGAAAGCTGCTGGGCGTCCCTATCCAAACCTCGTGGACAACATCGCCGCAGCGCGAAAGAAAAAGGGTAAATAAATGGACGGCTTCAAGAACAGCACCAAAACCCAGTACGCTATGGGCGGCGCGTGCAAGGGCTACGCTAAAGGCGGCGGCGTTAAAGGCGCAGCCAAGATCAGCAAGGTCATGGGCGAGTTTAAGTCTGGCGAGCTGCACAGCGGCTCCAAGTCAGGGCCTGTTGTAACAAACCCCAAGCAGGCGACTGCTATCGCCATGAGCGAAGCCCGCAAGGCTGGCGCTAAGATCCCGATGAAAAAAGAAGCAGGCGGCTCTGTTGCTGTCACCGCCGCTAACCCAACGGCCACGACCGCCGCTGCGCCGGTGTCTCGCGAGCAGCAGCGTTACAACAAAATGGACAGCAAGTTCGACGCTCGCGTCGCTAAAATGCAGTCGAAAGTTGCCGACATGCCTACCGATCGACAGGCAGCGGCGCGCACTCGCCTCGGCCAAATGCAGTCACGCTTCGATGCGCGCTTGGCTAACGCCGCAACGCGCCTTCCTGCGCCGGCCGCCGCTAAAAAGGGCGGCATGATGAAGAAGGCAGATGGCGGCTCGGTTGAAGGCCCCGACGTGCTGATCGCTCGGATGACCAAGGATGAACTGGCCGCAGGCCCAGAGGGCATTAAGACCGCCAAAGAGCGCATGGAGCGTGAAAAGATTGGCAAGGCAAGCGATCGCGAGATACGCATCAAGGAGCGGGTCAAAAAGTCCGTGCCTGTGCCGCGTGACAAGCCGCTTGTGCCGAACAAATACGAGGAAAGCTTGCTCAAGCGCCGCAGCGTTGAGGCTGGCGATCTTGATCCGCGCTTGATGCGTGAGCCTTACAAGCGCGGTGGTATGGCTGCTAAAAAAGGCAAATGCTGACACAGGCTCGGCCCTCTGATTTACAGGGGGCCAGCCTTTTGCTATATGTATTTAGCCAGAAATGCTTGCCCTCAGTGGCGAGCTGCTGTGCTTAAAAAGCGAGCAGGATTTTATGGCATACTCTGGCACTATATCTCAAACAGTCTTTAATACGCGGCGCGTCATTGAAAACGCTGTGCGCCGCTGTAAGCTGACTGCGCAGCAGATCACGGCCGAATACGTCGATATAGCCAACGACCAACTTTACCTCCTGCTCTCCGATCTAGCCAATCAGGGCGTGCCCCTGTGGTGCATCGAGAAGCAGATATTGCCTCTTTACGCTGGCGTTGCCGAAGTTGCTTTAGAAACGTCCACCGTGGACATTTTAAACAGCAATTTGCGCTATTTGCAGACCGTGTCAGGCACGAACTACGACACGTCCACCGAACGCGAAATAGATTTCACCAGTGATACTTTCGTCACCACGCTTGGCATCCTTTGGTCTGCGGCCGCCGTGCCGATCGCCATTGAGGTGTCAGACGACGGCCTGACGTGGGTCACTGAGCAAACCGAGACGCCCACGGCCTCTGCGGGGCAGTGGACGTGGTACGACATCAATACGCAAGTTCAGGCGCGCTGGTGGCGCGTGCGAGCCACGTCTGGAACGCTGGGCTTCAGCCGCATCTATACGGGTAACACGCCAACGGAAATCCCGCTGGCGCGCATGAATCGCGACGACTATACAAACCTGCCGAACAAAAGCTTCCAGTCGCAACGGCCTCTGCAATTTTGGTTTGATCGCCAAATACCGCAGCCGATCATGCACCTTTGGCCTGTGCCCAATTTGGCCGCCGAAGTTTATCAGATCGTTATCTGGCGTCACCGTTACATCATGGATGTGGGTTCCATGACGCAAGAGCTTGAAGTGCCGCAACGCTGGTACGAGGCGATCGTGGCGGGCTTGGCTGCAAAGCTGGCTATGGAGATCGTTGAGGTCGATCCTCAGATGATCGGCATGCTCGACGGTAAAGCAGCTATGGCCTTGGCAGTTGCGCAGGCAGAAGAGCGCGACAACAGCCCGATGATGATCCAGCCCAACATCTCACCGTATACGAGGTGATGGCATGGCAGTCGAAGGTTACCTCGACACGCGCGGCAAACAATATCTGGCAATCGCTATCTGCGATCGCTGCAAGCGCAAGTTCCCGTTGGAGGAATTGAAATCGGATCCCAACTCGCCGGGCCTGAAAGTGTGTCCGCAAGATTTGGATGTGCTGGATCCGTGGCGCGAGCCGCCGCCTGCGCCTGAGCAAATCGCTTTGATGTATCCGCGACCTGACGAGGCTCTGAGCTGATGCCCCGTTGGTTGAACACAAAAGGTCGCCGCACGCTCGGCATCGGTATTTGCTCGCGTTGCAGCATCAAATATCCGCTTGAGATGCTGTCGCCCGACCCAAATTACCCCGGCTTGCGCGTTTGCGACAAGGATAAGGATCAATACGACCCTTATCGCCTGCCTGCGCGCCAGCCTGACCGCATTACGCTGCCCTTTACTCGCCCTGATACGCCTATCCCGACCAATCCATCGGGCGTGATCACGCAAGATGGCGATTACTTCTTAATTACGGAAGATGGCGACAGCTTCCTGACCGTGAGGGATGACGAGTGAGCAATGTCCCAACCAACCTGATTCCGTCATTTATCACGCAGTTGCCCGAATATTCGGGCACAAGCACAGATGGCTACTTCCCATACGCCTTTGGCGGCCGCACTTATAAGGTGCAATTTGGCCAATTGGCCGCTGCGGGCGCTGTTCCGGCCTCTCGCGAGATTAATACAGGCAATGGCCTCACTGGTGGCGGCAATTTAACGCAAAACCGCACCCTTTCTATCGCAAATGGCGGTGTCGGGGCGTTGCAACTCGACCAAACGGGCGTTGTTGCCGGCACTTACGGCGATTTTGACAAAGTTGCGCAATTCACGGTTGATGCGAACGGCAGAATTAGCAGCGTTTCGGACGTTCCGATTGTTTTATCGGGATACGTGCCAAATACGCGCTCAATTTTGGCGGGTACGGGCCTATCTGGTGGCGGTACACTCAATGCCGATCGCACTTTATCCATAAATTTCTCGTCCGCAACACCAGAACCGCTGGGCGTGCCGACCGCAGGCGTTGGCACTCAGGCCGCGCGCGACGATCACGTCCACCCTGCGGTCGATCTCAGCGATACCACGGAAACCCAAGGCACGCTCCCCTTGGCCCGTGGGGGAACCGGGAACAGCCTTTCTCCTGTTCCCGGTTCCATAGTTTACTCCGATGGCACGAACCTTGAGCTGACAAACTCTGGGAATGTAGGCGATGTCTTGCTGTCTGACGGCTCAGGGGCTCCGTACTGGGGCGCAGTGCCATCTACGGGTACGGTGACGAGCGTGGACGCAACGGGCGGCACGGGCATATCGGTAACGGGCGGCCCGATCACCACGTCTGGCACTTTCGTGATCACAAACACCGCGCCAGATCAGGTTGTGTCGATCACAGGCGCTGGCACTTCTGCTGTGACGGGCAGCTACCCCAACTTCACCATTACATCCAACGACCAATACGTTGGCACAGTTACGAGCGTGGGTGCTACGGCGGGCACGGGCATTTCCGTATCTGGCAGCCCCATTACGACCTCTGGATCTTTGACGATTACGAACACTGCGCCAGATCAGGTTGTATCGCTGACGGGCGGCGGCAGCGTCACGATCACAGGATCCTACCCTAATTTTACAATCACGGGCGCGTCCAGCGGCACGGGCACTGTCACCAGCGTTGATCTGACGGCCGGCACGGGCATGTCCGTGTCGGGCGGCCCAATCACCACGTCGGGCAGCATAACTGTCACCAACACGGCTCCAGACCAGATTGTGTCATTGTCGGGCACGGGTACGACGACAGTCACCGGCACATACCCAAGCTTTACTATCAATTCTGCCGATCAGTATGTTGGCACTGTCACCAGCGTTGATCTGTCGGCGGGTACGGGCATTTCCGTGTCTGGCGGCCCGATTACGGCCTCTGGGTCAATCACGGTCACTAATACGGCCCCAGATCAGGTGGTAAGCCTGACAGGCGCAGGCACGACCAGCATTACGGGCAGCTACCCCAATTTCACAATCACGTCGGCCGATCAATTTGTTGGCACAGTGACAAGCGTGGACGTGTCGGGCGGCACGACTGGCCTAACCACATCAGGTGGCCCAATCACGACATCAGGCACAATTACGCTGGCTGGAACGCTTGCCGTTGCTAATGGCGGCACGGGGCAGACAACATACACGGACGGGCAGTTGCTGATCGGCAACACCACGGGCAACACGCTCACCAAGGCTACACTAACGGCTGGCACGGGCATCTCGGTGTCGAATGGTTCTGGTGCGATCACGGTCACAAACAGCTCCCCAGATCAAGTTGTGTCCATCACGGGCGCGGGCACCACAGTCGTCACAGGCACATACCCCAGCTTCACAATCACCTCAAATGACCAATACGTTGGTACGGTTACGAGCGTGGGCGGTACGGGAACAGTCAACGGTATCACGCTGACAGGCACAGTCACGACAAGCGGCAGCTTAACGCTTGGCGGTACACTGAGCGGCGTGAGCTTAACAACGCAAGTGTCGGGCACGTTGCCGATCGCCAATGGCGGCACGAATGGCACGGCAACACCCACAGCTGGCGCTGTCGCCTATGGCACAGGTACGGCTTATGCGTTTACTTCCGCTGGCACAACAGGCCAAGTTCTGGTATCAAATGGCACATCTGCACCGTCGTTTGGCGGTATTGACGGAGGCACTTTCTAATGTCGGCGACAAATTACACCAGTATACAGCTCTACCGCACCACCACGGCTGCGGCCACGCCGTCTGCGGGCAATCTTGCTGCGGGCGAATTGGCGATCAACACGACCGACGAGAAGCTGTATTTTAAGAACGCTGGCGGCACGGTAAAGTTGCTTGCATCCTCGGCCGGCGCAAGTGGCACAGTCACGTCGGTCGATGTGTCTGGGGGCACGACCGGCTTAACGTATAGTGGCGGCCCCATCACATCTTCGGGCACAATTACGATGGCTGGAACGCTCGGCGTTGCCAACGGCGGTACGGGCGCGACAACCTTTACTGCTAATGGTATTTTATATGGAAATACCACTTCAGCAGTTTCTGTTACGGCTGCGGGCACAACCGGCCAAGTCCTTATTGGAAATACGGGTGCGGCACCTTCATGGGCGGCACTTAGCAGCAATGCTGTTACGTCACTTAGTTTTGGAACGACAGGCCTTACGCCTGCTACAGCTACGCAAGGAGCCATTACGGTCGCAGGTACGTTGGTTGCAGCCAATGGCGGTACAGGGCAAAGCAGCTACGCCGTTGGCGACATTTTATACGCCTCAACCACTACGGCGTTAAGCAAATTGGCTGACGTTGACACGGGCAACGCGCTCATTTCTGGTGGTGTCGGCGTTGCACCTTTGTACGGCAAAATTGGTTTGACAACGCACGTCTCAGGCACACTTGCAGTCGGCAACGGCGGTACGGGAGCAACGACACTTACGGGCGTTGTGATCGGCAACGGAACGTCAGCATTTTCGACTGTGACCGCGCCATCTGGTGCAATCGTCGGCACAACAGACACGCAAACGCTAACCAACAAAACGATCACGCCTCGCGTCAACGCTCAGACCACGACCACCAGCCCGTGGGCGTGGAACAGCGACAGCTACGACCAACAGAGCTTCTCAGCCCTTGCCAACGCGCTGACGATCAACGCCGACGCAGGTACGCCTGTGGATGGCGAGAAGCAGATCCTGCGCTTCGAGGACAACGCCACGCCGCGCATCCTGACTTTCACGGGTGGCGTGTCTAAAGGCTTCCGCGATTTGACGGGGCAGCTTACAGTCAGCGGCAGCAACTTTACTTACACCACAGTGGCGAGCAAGCTTGTCTATTTTGGCTGTATATACAATACGGCAGACAGCCGCTGGGATATTGTTGCAGTAACGCAAGAGCCATAAGGAGCGGAGCATGATCGACACAACTTGCGCCGTTTGCCGTTTAAATGACGAGCTTGTGATCAATTTGATCGTTGCAGCACCTTCAGATCCCGCGCAGGACGGTTGTCAGTTGATAGAAGTCATGAATGGCGTAACATGCGAAATCGGCTGGACGTGGAACGGATCAATCTTCGTGCCACCAGCCCCCGTAGGTGTGACCGATGGCAACTAAGACCGCACTCATCACTTCAGGCACGACTTTTGTCGTACCATCTGATTGCGATGTATCAGTCGCAGCAACCGTCCGCGCTATCGGCGGCGGGGGCAGCGGTGGGCCGGCTGTGATTAACGGCCTTGCCGGCGGTGGCGGCGGTGGCGGAGGTTATTCGGAAGCGGCCATCACTTTGCCCGCGATCGGCACGACCTGCTACGTCAGCATTGGCGCGGCCACTGGTCAGTCATGGTTTAATAAAACAGCAAACTCTGCTCCGACTGTGGCTGCAGATGGCGTTCTTGCTAACGGCGGTAGCAGCACTACTAACGCAGGTAAAGGCAATGGTGCTGCGACGGGCGGCGCAGTAGGCACTATACGTTTTGGTGGTGGTGACGGTGGCGCAGGTCAAGCCACACAAGGCCTCGGCGCTGGCGGTGGCGGCGCGGCGGGCACTACGCTTGCAACGGGCGGCAACGGCGGCAACGGCGGCTCTGTCGTTGACGGCGGTGGCGGCGGTGGTGGCGGTACAGGCGGCGCGGGTGTTAATGCTGGCGCAAGTACCACAGGCGGTAACGGCGGTTTGAACTCTGCCGGCGGCGCTGGCGGTACGGGCGGCGCTGCCGCAAACGGCAACCCCGGCTCTAACGGCGGCGGTGGCGGCGGTGGCGGCGGCCGTAACACGAACAGCGCAACGGCCTATACCGGCGGCGCTGGCGGCGCTGGTGCGCAATACGCCTACGACGTTCTAAACGGCGCGGCGTCATCTGGCACGGCTGGGCCGGGCGGCGGTGGCGGTGGCGGCGGTGGCTCTAACAACACAGGCTCCACGGGCGGTACTGGCGGTGCGGCAGGTCTGTACGGCGCAGGCGGCGCGGGCGGTGGTTCTGGCGTTGCAGGCGCGGGCGTAAGAACGGTTGGCGCGCAAGGCGCAGTCATCATTACCTACACGGTGCGCGCAACTTCCAACCGTATGTTTATGGTGTTTTGATAAAGAGAACGCTCCCGAAAGCGAATGATTGGAAGCGTTTCAATTGCAAGCAGCCTGTGTTAAAAACAGGCACAAGATAGAGGTGATGCCTTGGCAAACGTAAAAATATCAGAGCTGCCATTAGCAACCACGCCACTGGCGGGGACGGAGCTGCTGGAGCTTGTCCAAAGCGGATCAAGCGTTGCTGTGGCAGCCAGTGACGTTGCGGCGTCTTTTGCCACTGACGCGGGCAACATCCTGCCGGTCGCCAACGGCGGCACGGGCGCGGCGACCCTGACGGGTTATGTCAAAGGCTCCGGCACATCGGTTATGACGGCCGCAAGCACTATCCCTTTTGCCGATATGGCTGGGCGCGCGTATTGCGATTTTGTTGATACCGCAGATCAGACGGGCAACACGGGCGCAGCCACGGCGGTTAAGTTTAATACGAGCAATATTGCTACGGGCATCACGATTGCGAACGATGGTGGTGGCAACCCGACTTGGATCACCTTTGCGGCTGCTGGCACATATATGTTCACACCCAGCCTTCAGTTTTATAACTCTGACAGCACCAACCATCCGGCGACTGTGTGGGTCGCCTTAAACGGCACGCGCGTCGCTAACACTGCTTCAAACATATCTGTGCCTAAAGTTGCAGACGGCGGCACAACTGTTTTTGCTACCACGTTCGTGCTGACTGTCACAGCAGGGCAGTATGTTCAGATTATGTGGCTGCCTGCAAACGTGGCGGTAACACTCGATTACACGGCCGCTGGCGCAATCGCTCCGGCCATCCCATCGTCCATCTTCAACGCAGTAAGGATTGCTTGATGATTGAAGATCTTATCAGCCGCGTGTTTTATACACGCAACGTAGCGCACTGGCAGCACTGGCGCGCAAAAGGCGCTGGTAGCTACGCTAAACATAAAGCCCTCGGCAATTTTTACGATGATGTGATTGAGGCTTTGGATCCGCTGGTTGAGGCGTATCAGGGTGCTTTTGATCTGGTCGGCACAATCCCCGCACCACCCAAGGCCAAGGATGACATCCTTGCGCACCTTGAGGGTGAGGCTGCGTGGATTGAGGAGCATCACGAAGATATTTGCCAAGGCAATCGTGCTGTCGCGAACTTGATTGATGGCCTCACAGCCGTATATCTGACCGCGATATATAAATTGCGCAATCTTAAATAAGGGCCGCATGATGGATTATCAGACCCTTTTTAACATCGCTTTGGGTGCATCCGCTTTTTTTGGTGGCTGGATGGTCAACCGTCTGACGCAAACCATAGATAGGCTTGATCGGGACGTGCGCAAGCTGCCTTTGGACTATGTGAGTAAAAATGATTATCGGAGCGACATGGCCGAAATTAAAGAAAGCCTGAAAGACATCTTCGACCTCTTACGCTCGAAGGTTGATAAATAAGCCCCGACAACAGAGAAAGCGGGTTGAATGGCAAACAAATTATGCAGCGATGAGGATTTCATTCAGGCTTGGCACGCCGCAGAAGGTTCACCAAATAAAGTTGCAGAAATCCTTCAGCTTGATGTGCGCGGCATTTATATGCGCCGCAACAAGCTTAAAGAAAAAGGTTTTAACCTTGAGACGAAGCGCGGTGTTGGCCGTCCAACAAAATACCATACGGACGTTGCCCGCGCTTATCCTCGCGAGCGCCGCGCTGAGATAAGCGACGGCAGTATTGTTGTGTTCTCAGACGCGCATTTCTGGCCGCAAGAAATGACAGCAGCAAACGCTGCGCTGCTTGAAATCATCAAAGAATTAAAACCCAAGCGCGTTATCGCCAACGGCGACATCTTCGACGGCGCGCGCATTAGCCGACACTCGCCCCTCGGTTGGGCCGACACGCCTACCGTGAAGGAGGAGATGGAAGTCTGCCAAGAGCGGATGCACGAGATCCTCATGGCTTCCAACCCCAAGAAGAGCGGCTGCGCCTTTGACTGGAATATCGGCAATCACGATCAACGCTTTGACAAGTTCCTCGTGGCGAATGTCAGCGACTACACGGGCGTCTTGCCGCGCCTCCAAGACAAGTTCCCGCAGTGGGACATGGCGTGGAGCTTGCGTCTCAATGACAATATTATGGTCAAGCACCGCTGGCACAACGGCATCCACGCAACATATAACAATACGTTGAAGTCGGGCCTGAACATCGTCACAGGACATTTGCATCGCCTCGCCGTGACGCCTTGGACGGACTACAACGGTCGGCGCTACGGCGTTGACACGGGCACGCTGGCAACCTCAGACATGCCGCAATTCGATTATGCCGAAAACAACCCCGCGCCGTGGTGCAGTGGCTTTGTCGTGCTGACCTTTAAAGACGGTCGGTTGCTGCCCCCAGAGCTGGTGGAAGTCCACAATGATGTTGCTTACTTCCGTGGACAGGTCGTGCATGACGGCCGCAAGCAGGAGGATTAGCCATGACGACGGAGCCGCTTTGGTTGGCACACGGGCGTGAGCATGTCGGCCTAGCCGAGATCCTCGGCCCGAAGCACAACACGACTATCACGAAGTGGCTAACGAAGCTTGGCGCGTGGTGGCGCGATGACGAAACGCCTTGGTGTGGTACTTTCGTGGCGCACTGCTTCAACTTGTGCAACATCGCCCTACCCAAGCATTGGTACAGAGCTAAAGACTGGCTTAACTGGGGCGTTGCCGTCGCGCCCCGCCTCGGCGCTGTGGCCGTTTTTGAGCGCAAGGGCGGCGGTCACGTCGGTTTCCTTGTGGGCGAGACGGCCACGGCCTACGCCGTATTGGGCGGCAATCAGGGCAATAAAGTCAGCATCGCCACGCTGCCCAAGGAGCGCCTGCGCGGCACACGCTGGCCTGCTAACACGTCCAAGTCGCCCGTAATCGCGCTGCCTAAAATAAAGGCCGCAGCCTCCACGAGCGAAGCATGAGCTGGCGGGATTTTGAGCAGGGTACGCTCAAGCGTATCCGCGTTTGGTGGCGTCCTGCAACGTGCGTTGGCATCGCCGGCGGCGTTATTATCAACGCGATTGTGCTGCCGCTGATGAAAAACGAGGCAACAGAATTAACAGGCTTTGCGGCCGTTATTGCGTCCTGCGCAACTATTTTTGCGGTGCGTGAATGGGGCAAGATTAAAGGGGTCGATTGATGTCCGACAAGCCCAACATCGTTAAGTTTGAGCGCGAAGCGCCTTCTGATTATGTTCGGCTTTGCAATGCGGTGCTGGCAGCTATTGAAGCCTCGGACGCGATTAGTCTGTCAAAACACGTCGATTTTGGCAAAGGACGACATTTGATTGTCAATATCGAAGTCTACGAGAGCGAATGTGACGAATGATGAACCCGATTCTTGTGTATGCCTCAATAGCAGTCGCGACGGCTGGTTTTGCTGGTGGTTGGGCTGTGCGGGGCTGGAAGGCGGAGGCCGAGGTGAAAGCGTCCTACGAACGTCTGATCGAGGAGAAGGATCGGATGCAGACTAAAATGGACGCAACATCGGCTAAGTATGAAGACGCCCGCGCTGCTTTGGAGCCGGCCAAGATTGAAACACGGAACACGATCAGGGAGATTTATCGCAATGTGGAAGTGTCTGCTGAGTGTGCCGCTCCTGCTGTTACTGTCGGGGTGCTTCAGAGCGCCCGCAGTCGTGCAAATGCAGCCGCCTCCGGCCAATTTGGCTCAACCGTGCCCCCCTCTGCCGCCGATTCCAGCGCCTCTGATAGACCCTGATCGGGCGCAGTGGGAGGCCGACGCCATATATCAATATGGCGAATGCGCCGCCCGCCATCGATTTGCAATTGATGCATGGCAGGGGGCTGTCAAAAAGCCTGAAAAATGATACAAGGATAGCACTATGGCTACGACAATGACCTTTGTGAGCTTGCAGCAAGACGTTCGGCGTTATCTTGAACGCGGGACGACCTATGCTTCCGACCCCGTAGTCTTTGAGCAAATCCCGCGTTTGATCAATTTGGCCGAGCGTCGAATTGCGCGCGAACTTAAAATACAAGGCTTTATCAACGTGGTAACGGGCACGTTGACGGTGGGCCAATCAGTTTACGCAAAGCCAGACCGCTGGCGCGACACGATCAGCTTCAATATCGGCACAGGCGCGTTGAACAACAGCCGCAAGACTATATTTACGCGCGACTATGAATATATGCGCGCATATTGGCCTGACAGCACGCAGACAGAAGAACCAGTCTTTTATTCGGACTATGATTATATCCATTGGCTGATCGCCCCCACGCCGGACGATGCTTACCCCTTTGAGGTGCTTTATTACGAGCTGCCGCCCCTGTTGGACGATGTCGTCCAAACCAACTGGCTTACGGAATATGCGCCTCAGCTTTTACTCTATGGAGCGTTGTTAGAAGCAACGCCCTTCTTGAAAAACGATGATCGCATTCAGGTTTGGCAGAATATGTATGATCGCGCCGCCGCCATGCTTAACGGTGAAGATCTCGCAAAAATACTCGACCGCTCGTCGGTTCGTAAGGAGGCATAATGTCCGTCTACACCCAAGTCTTCGGCGGCACGACCATCTACCCGTCGGACGTGTCTTATTTGGCGATCACGTTAAGCGCCGACACCCCTCTGGAATGGCCGCTGGAAAGCTCTACGGCCAATGACGTCGCTGCCTCTATCATTGATGTAACGCCGACTGCTGGCGGCTATTCGGTCGTTCTGCCACCCGCAGATAATACGGGCAATGGGCAGACGATCTTTTTTAATAACGTCAGCGGTTCGTACAGCTTTTTCGTAAAGGACAGTGCGGGCAACACGATTGCCACAGTTCCTTTCGGTGAGCAGTGGCAGATTTATCTGTCCGACAACAGCACGGCCGCAGGCGTTTGGCGCGTATTCCGCTACGGCGCATCGACGGCCACTGTGCAGCCCTCGGCTCTTGCCGGTTACGGCCTGACAGTTACAGGCAACACGCTTTCGCAGTCTGCGCCCCTCACCACGTTCACCAACACGCCGCGCACAGTTCTGGCAACTGAGCGCGCAAGCGTATTGGTGTGGGCGGGCACGGGCGCTGGCACGCTTACCCTCCCCAGCGCGGCCACTGTCGGCAATAACTTCTTCGTCTCAGCGCACAATGCTGGTGGCGGTGATCTGACGATCGACCCTGCGGGATCTGAAACACTCGACGGTTTAGCAACGCTGGCCTTACGGCCGGGCGAGAGTTCCAGCTTCATGACGGATGGTCTGGACTGGTACACGCTGGGCCTTGGCCAAGAGGCTGTATTTGCTTTCGACTATACGTCCATCACAGTCACGGGCGGCAATTACACGCTGGCAGGCTCCGAGCTAAACCGTATCGTGTATAGGTTCGTGGGCACGCTCACGAGCGATTGTTACATTATCGTGCCAGCCACGGTGCAGCAGTATTGGGTGGATAACGCAACGACTGGATCGTTTGCGCTTTATGTGCGCACAGCCAGCGGAACGCCCGTTGCAGTGCCGCAGGGTGCTCGCGGCATCTATTACTGCAATGGCACGACGGTGTTGGACGCTGACACAACGGCCGTTCCGCTGCCTGTGCAACCCTCAGACGGTGGTACAGGCATCGTCTCTTATGCCATCGGCGATATCATATACGCTTCAGGCGCAACCACGCTGGCGCGTCTTGCCGACGTGGCCGTGGGCAACGCCCTTATTTCGGGCGGCGTGGGCGTCGCGCCTTCGTGGGGCAAAATCGATGTGACAACGACCGTGAGTGGCATTTTGCCGCTTGCGAACGGCGGCACGGGTACGGCTTATGGGGTCAATGGCGGGACGTTCTAATGGCCGAAAACATCGTAAAGATCGCGTCGCAGCCGGGTATTAAGCGCGACGGGACGAAGTTTGAGGGCGACAATTACGTTGACGGGCAGTGGGTTCGTTTTCAACGCGGTTTGCCGCGTAAAATGGGTGGCTACCGCTCTATCAATAGATTTCTGTCGGGCATCGCGCGCACCCTGAACGGCTATACGCAAGATCAGCTTACTTACGTCCACGCCGGCTCGGCCAATATGGTTGAGCGTTTTTATATCGATAACAACTTCAACACGTCATCCATCAGCAATCGCACACCGCCAACGCTGACCCTTGACGATAATAACTTGTGGCAGTTCGACATTGAGACGGCTACCAATCCGCTCACGGGCGTCTTTACCAACAAGCTTCTGGCGCAAGTTGCGCCTAATCTTGATTGCATTTGTAATAGTTTCGGCGGTCAGCTTTTCATTGGTGATCTGTTCGGCACTGCTCCGTTGACGGAAGTCACTAATTTACCGCCGGGCTACAGCGTTACTGGCGGTGTGGTGGCCTTGCATCCGTATACTTTCGCCTTTGGCAATGACGGCTACATCATGTGGTCTGTGGCCGGCGACCCTTCAGACTTTACAAGCTTTGGCTCTGGATCCGCCAACGTGACGTCGCAGAAGATCGTGCGCGGTATGCCTCTGCGCGGTGGCCCCGGTAATGCGCCTTCAGGGTTATTCTGGTCGGCAGACGCACTGATCCGCGCCACCTTCGTTGGCGGCGACAGCGTCTTTCAGTTTGACACAGTCAGCACGCAAAGCTCAATTTTATCCGCGCAGTCTGTCATCGAGTATGACGGCGTCTTCTATTGGGTAGGCGTGGATCGCTTTTTGATGTTCAACGGCGTTGTGCGTGAAGTGCCTAACGACCTCAACCTGAACTTCTTTTTCGACAATCTCAATTCTGCGCAGCGTCAGAAAGTCTTTGCGATCAAAGTGCCGAGATACGGCGAAATCTGGTGGTGTTTCCCCAAAGGCGATAGCATTGAGCCCAACCACGCCGTTATCTTCAATTTGCGTGAAAACACATGGTACGACACGGCGCTGCCCAATGATGGGCGCGCGGCCGGCATCTTCCCCACAGTGTTTAACCGCC